CGAATTATCAAAGGTGGAGTAACTCCTGAATTAGGCGAATCGCGAATTGGTAACACGTCATCAACAAATAACGTGTACTTACCCACTCAGGTTAAATCAACAATTGTACCAGAATATCAGTACAATCCATTGTACGCTGGTGAGATCACATCAAGAACTAGACTGGCCCCTGGAATTACAATGGCTAAGTTTTTAGGAACTGATGATGCAACCAATCTTAATTTCATTCGTGATAATTCAATGAGAGCTCAGATTGCCAAATATTATTATCTACATGCTCAAATAATTAAATCGGTACAAAACGATACAGATAGATTCAACCAATACAACTTGGTTGTTTCTGAAGGTCTTTACAGACCTGGTCCAGAGGAGGTTGTTACTCCTGGAAGTATTAATGATCTACGTTTGAAAGGTAGAGCAGTTGTTTACAATTTGTTAGACAGGTCAGGTCGTTCTTCAATTACTACAATGTTTGATCTAGCTGCATATTTGAAGTCTAAGACAATATTCGAGAGAATGATCTTATCTTATGATACTATTGACTGTAATCTTAATGCAAGGTTAATTATTATTGTTCCTGAAGTAAATGACAGTTGGGAAGGTGTGTACAACAACATAGTAGAAACAGAACTTAATGGAACTAAACTATCACAAGGTGAGTTAGTTGAGGTTCTCAATATTCCAAGTGTTTCTAGTTTTGAAGGTCAGTCAGATTTTCCTGCAGCAACTCCGACAGAGTGGTACTCGTTTAAACAAGGAGTCGATCCTCGTGTCAACCCAGCTCTTCTTAACACTGTCGAGCAAATTGCGAGACAGTTTGGTCAGCCACTTGTCATTACAGATGGGTTTAGGCCTGAAAATGCTGGCTATGGTGCAAGGAACAGCCAGCACAAATTAGGTAAAGCTGTTGACATTCGCACATCTGCGTTTAGCCAAAATGAAACACTTAGACTAATTCGCATTGCTAGTAGCTTAGGTATTACAGGTATTGGTGTATATAATGGGTATGTTCATTTTGACATAAGAGATGACAAGCTTGCGTGGGGCCCTGACTATACTAGCAGGTCAATACCTTCGTGGGCAAGACAAGTTACATCCCAACATCTTAGGGCTTAACTGTATAAATAAGTAAAAAAGAGACTGTAATGGCAACCAGCAGAGTTTTATCAAGAGAAGACGGCAATCTCAACACTAGCACTCTTGTTACAACGCGTAACAGAGTCTATCGTGATATTGATCTATCTTTCACAGTAAAAGATAATGGCGAGCTATATGTCAAGAGAGATGCTGCTGCTGTAAAACAAGCTATTAAAAATTTGATACTTACAAATCATTATGAAAAACCGTTCTTAATGTTTTATGGTGGTAACCTCAGATCTTTATTATTTGAATTGGCGTATGATGATTTAAATGTTGATATTGAAAACAACATTCGCCGTGCTATTGAAAAATATGAGCCTAGAGCAAGAGTAAGAAAAATAGTAGTAAATTCCACCCCAGATCTCAATAGCTTGAGTGTCACAATTGAGTTTCAAATTATTAATTCAAGTGAAATAGTGACGTTTTCAACAGTTCTATCAAGGCTAAGATAAATGACAACAACAATACGTTCATCAGCTTTAGATTTTAATAGCATCAAAAACAATCTCAAGACTTATCTTGCAAACCAAGACGAGTTTAGTGATTACAATTTTGAGACCTCTGGTTTATCAAATATCCTCGACGTTTTGGCTTATAATACTCATTTGAATGGACTAATTGCCAACTTCGCTTTGAATGAATCTTTCTTAGGAACTGCGCAATTAAGAAGCTCAGTTGTGTCTCTTGCTGAGGGTATTGGATACATTCCTGATACAGACACTGCATCGCAGGCCAAAGTTCGTGTATACTTTACAACTTCAGTAACTCCTAGAGATAGCATTATTGCACTTCCAGCCTACACTAAGTTTACTACTTCTGTAGATGATATCACTTACACCTTTCAAACGATTGAAACCTATTTTGCGACTGATGATGGCACTGGTTTTTATGAATTCAAAACTGCCAATGGATCAAATCAGATTTCAATATATGAAGGCACTTTAAAGACAAAAACCTTTGTTGTAGGTGAATACCAAGATAACCCTGTTTATGTAATTCCTGAAACTAACATTGATGCTGACACAGTATCTGTCAACGTGTTTGAGAGTGCTACCAGTTCGGTTGCAACAACCTACACCAACATTGTTAACGCCACAACAATCAGCGCTCAGTCTACTGTTTATATCCTAAAGGAAGCACCTAATGGGTTCTTCGAACTTTCATTTGGTGATGGAGAAACTTTTGGTATTGCTCCTTCAGCAGGTAACAGGATTGTCGTAAGATACTTAACGACAAATGGCGCAGAGGCTAATGGTGCATCTTCATTTACTCCTTCAGCTCAACTATCAGCTGGTGGAGTTACAACAGATCTTAGTGTTGTAACTTATGTTGCTTCCGTAGGTGGTGATGTAAAAGAATCTGTTGAATCAATAAGAAAGAATGCTCCGTTTCAATATGCAACTCAAAATCGTATGGTGACTGCAGAGGACTATTCTTCTCTAATTCTTCGTAATTATTCAACATTGATCAAGGATATTGTTTCATGGGGTGGCGAGGACGCGCTTGAACCAGAATTTGGCGCAGTTTTTGTTTCAATATTATTTGAAGATGATGTATCATTAGAAACTAGAAATAATACAAAATTGCAAATTCTCGATCTAGCCGAGCAACTATCAATTGTTTCTTTCAATCTTCGCTTTGCTGATCCGGTTACTACATTTGTTGAACTAGACCTGTTTTATCAATTTAATCCTAAACTTACTGATTCGACTCTTAATTCTATCAACGAAAGTGTTAGACAAACCATTGCCGACTACTTTAGTGTCTCTACAGGTAACTTTAAGCAGTCGTTCAGACGTTCTAACTTATTGAGTGATGTAGATGATATTAGTAATGCTGTTCTCTCATCACGAGCTAACGTAAGAATGCAGCAACGATTTACTCCGTCTGCCCCCAACTTAATCTCTGTTATCAATGGTCTATCTGTAATTCAATTGACCGAGTCTCAAATAAATCAAATAGTTCTTTTTGTAACTCGTAAACAGTTTACAGAAGCTGCTAACTATATGGTTAACAACAACCTCACTGCTGATAACTTCACCACTGTGCTTAATGTTCTGTCGTCAACTTCTGTTGTTAATAGTCAAACTTTAAGGTTCCCTGTAAGCATTGCCTCACCAGATAATGACACGTTTGTCATTACAAGCAACAACTTTACGTTTAATGGTATTAACTGCACTCTAAAAAATAGACTGGGATCGAATGTAATTCAGATTGTTAATGCTGCTGGTACAGAAGTAATTGTAAATAACATTGGATCATATAATGCTGGTGAAGGTACAGTAACTATTAATTATTTTAACCCATCTAACATTGTAGGTGGGGAAACTCAAATTAGACTGGCAGCAACTCCTTCTAACCAGAGTGCTATTTCTCCAACAAGAAACGATTTGCTTGTCTATGACCCCAATAGATCATCAGTAACAGCTGTCATAGTAAGTGCAACCAACTAATGTATAAAGATAAGACTCTCCAGGACAATAATAGAACCGAATTAAATCTTCAACGTTCGGAGATACAAAAGGTATTGCCCGAGTTTTATTCTGAGGATTATCCTCAGTTAATTACGTTGTTTGAAAAGTATTACGACTGGTTAAATGATAGCGATAACCCTGGCGGCCAGATTAAAAATCTTTATTTGTCAAGGGATGCCACACAAGTTCCTGAAAGACTTTTACCATTTTTAGAAGACGAGCTTCTTCTTGGTCAAGCGTACTTTGGCGGGTTCATAAACAAAAGAGAAGCTATTAAAAGATCTAACTTGCTGTATCGTTCAAAGGGAACAAAATATAGCATTGAACAGTTCTTTAGAGCATTCTACGGAATTGATCCTCAGGTAGTTTATCCTAAGGAAAATATTTTTAAAGTAGGACCTCAAATAGATTATGAACTAGCTAATACAAATTCTGCTGGCCAGCAAATTAAAGAAGAAGCTTCTAAGATAGGACCTGAATCCCGTAAGTTTATTACAGACGATAAACTATATCAAGTACTGTCAATTTTAATTCGTGCTGAAATATCCATCACAGAATGGCTGGATGTCTATAAGCTGTTTGTGCATCCTGCTGGAGTATATCTCGGTGCTGAAATTGTTATAGAAGCTATCAACAAAAGCCATGATGGAGTAGAGCACACCCCAGGTCTTTACAATAATGGTGGATTGAATATTATTCAAGACGATGTGGGACTTCCCATTCCAGAGTTTCTTACTATTACTGGGGTTGCTGAGTTGGACATTGAAGCTGTCTTTAATGCAACTCTTCTGTCTGGTGGTGACGGCAATACTCCTGTATTCCGTCAAGATGTCAACACTCTATATAGCAACATTGGATCTGATGTAACTATCGAGCAGTTTGGCGAATACACAAGTTATAGAGAGCTGCTATCACCCAACTCGCCAACATTTGACGACTCCGATGGTATCTTGATGTCTCAGGATTCGGACGGTACACGCTCATCAATAATCATTGAGACATTCGATACTCACAAATTTAGCACTGTGTTTGACTCAGCATGATAACAACGCTTATAAATACAATTAGTAATTCAAAACAGGTATAACAATGGCTAGACAATCAGTCAATATTGGCGCTGCAGCTAATGATGGTACAGGGGATACTCTCCGTCAAGCTGGATCAAAAATTAATTCCAACTTTACTGAGCTCTATGCGTTGTTGGGTGGAGACAGCGCCACAGCTGGAGTAACTAGCCAGCTTACAGATGACGGTGTAACATTTTTTGGTGCAACCTATGACACTTTCCTAGGATTTGTGGAGGGTGGTGCAAACACAAGTGTTAATTTGCCGGCCGCTTCTGGGGTTGTTACTATTGATACCGCTACTCAAACACTCACCAACAAGACATTAACAGCTCCTGTCATTAACACACCTGTAGTAACAACTTTAAAAATTAATGATAATGATGCTAGTCACCAATATACTATTGTACCTGGAGCTTTAACAAGTAACCGCAATATTAGTATTCCGTCTCTCACTAGCAGTGATGTGTTTACACTCAATGCAGCAACTCAGACTCTCACTAATAAGACTCTAGACAGCGCAACTATCAATAGTCCTATTATTACAAATCACATTTATGATGAAAACGGTGCAGAGTTATTTGAGATTACAGCGACCGCATCGGCTGTAAACCATTTTGACATTGCTAACGCTGCTACAGGTGGGATGCCATTAATAACAGCTCATGGGGCAGATACAAACATTAGCATTGACTTTAAAGGCCGTGGTACAGGTGCTGTTGTTATTGAAAAGTTAGCCTATGGACCTACCACGGTTACCTCTGACGGAACTGTGTCTCAGACAGCTACATATTACATATGTAATAAAGGCTCTACACTCGCTCTAACATTAGGAGACGGAACTGTTGTTGGTGAGATTAAGTATTTTACTAATAAAGGTGCTGGTAGTGCTGTTATTACCCCCACTAATTTTGCTCAGGGA